TTCTTCTAGGGCTGGCACTCCACCTGTAACTAGTGCAACAACCCGCACCATTAAAGTCGGCGGTGCTTGGACTAGTCCTGCCGCTGGATCAACCTTTCCATGGGGTATAACGGGATTAAACGGCTTAACTGATGCTTCCAATAACCGCGCCAGATTCAACATCAAGAATGATAGAACCTATACCTATACCGTAGCACTAACCATCCAGAATGGCCCACACACGGTAATGCAGGGTTATTCGGGTACAATCGGAGATGGTGGCAAGGCTATCCTAAGCGATAACTCTACTGCTGGTAATACCAAGTTCAGCATGGCTCAGGTTGATGCTGTATATGCCGATTTAATTTTCACTACTACCACTGCCACTGGAACAGATAATTTAGTTAGCGCGAATGGTGCTAGTTTTTTTCGATGCGTGGCTCATGGTGCTCGTGGGTCTGCTTTTGTTACAAATAACCATGGCATAGTTTATCTTGAATGTGAGGCATACGACTTCAATAAGTCTAACACATCAAACTTAGCAGGAATTGATTTGGCTGGTGGTGGAGCAACCATTGCGAATTGCACAATTAGGGATTCATCGGGAAGTAACTGCAATGGGATTAGAATAGGAGTTGGGTTAGCTCCTTTCAGTGTCTATAACTGCATCATTCATAACTTAGGTGGTAGTGGCATATTGATTGGGGTTGTCACAAACGTCCGTGATGCAGTGATAATGAACAACAACTTTTACAATAATACAGGAGATGCAATCAACATCACTTCTACAACTTCGGCGGTGCATATCCTTAATAACAACTTTGTAAAAAACACTGGCAAGGGAATCAACAACACAACTCTCGCAAATGGTGTTGTGTTTAATAATGGATATGGAAGTGGAACACAGGCAAACGCGGCAGATGTTACAGGCCAAATGATGGTATCTGGTGCAGTTACCTACGCCAGTGGCGTTACGCCTTGGAACAGTCCTACCACTGGTGACTTTCGTATTAGCCTAGCAGCAGCCAACTTTGCCGGACGCGGTGCATTCACACAGACTGATGCCACCTTTGGATCAGCGACGGTTGGATATCCCGATATTGGTGCAGTGCAATCTTTGACGGGTCCTGGGGGAACATTCACAAAGGAAGTATCAGCGGGATACGCACACTAATGATTATATGCGCGTTGGTATTTAATGAGTCGATTACACTTGGTAATGTTATTGAGATATGTATTTTATTCGTCTCAATTCTCTTTGCCTACGCAACTTTACGCGAGCGGTCAAAAACAAACGCAAATCTAATCATTGCGTTAAAAGATCGAATGGATAGGTGTGATGTGGAGCAAATAAAAGAACGGGTGAATACTATGTGGTTATTTCAATTAAGAAGAGGTTTGGTGGAAGCTGAGATTAAAGGTTTTGGTGCTGAGAACTCTCCATTTAAGTTGACCGCAGAAGCCAATGAACTATTGAAGCCAATGCTTCCTGAACTAAAACAATTTTATCAGGTCATCAACGGAGACGACCTCGGTGTGGTCGAGTTGGCGAACGAACTCGAACGTCAATTCGGACACAAGATCGCCGATATGGTTTGCAAGAAAGCTAAGGTCAGCGATGCTGCTTGTATGGTGCTCACGATTGCTCAGTTACGTCCAATTAGTTCCGCCACTATTGACGCCGCTGAACAACTGTGCCACGAAGAAGCACTACAACTAATGAAACTACGTGATCTTCCAGTTAAGAGGGACGTCAAAGGCGGATTTCGTTGGATAGGAAAAAACAAATGAACTTCACACTTCCCACAACCTCAAAAGGTATCATCAAAATCGTCGTAATCGCCATTGCTATTGGTGCAATTGCCTGCGTAGGTTCACTTTCCTTTTGTCTTATTTTCAACGTTAAACCAGAACCTGTAATCCTCACAGCTTTCGTTGCCCTCACTGGCCAATTGGTAGGTTCATTAACAGGACTTTTAATCAACACACGTTCAACCCCTGGAACAGACGCAGAAATGCCTAAAGTAATAACAGATAAACCAACACCATGAGCTTATTAACAATACTATACTGGGTTATCCTAGTCCTAGCAATCATTGGTGCATTCGTGCCAACAGAAAACTGGCCGTTTGCTCCACGTATCACGAACGGAATAATCCTTGTTCTGTTCATCATCATCGGTCTCAAAATGTTCAAAACACCACTACAATGAACTGGCTAAGAAAACTATTCGGTGGAATTAGCTCCACCGCCAAAACAATCATCAACTTTATCCTACCAATTGCAGAGTCTCATGCAGGTCAACTTTTAGCCTCGGCACTACCGATTGCGGAAAGTATCGTAGTCGGCATTGCCACACAGGGACTTACAGGAACTCAAGCACGTGATGCAGCAGTAACACAACTTAAGACGCAACTTATATCACAAGGTTATGCTACCGCCGCTGATATTAGCACGAGGGTTTTGAATCTTGCCGTCGAAATGGCAGCGAATAAAGTAGTCGTACAATCGTGAGTCTACTATCCCTACTCGGCGTCGATGATTCAGTGCACAAGACCACTGACCAAATTCAAGCCGTCATTAGTAAAACCGTTGTTGACCTCCAACCTTTACTACGTGACGTCGAAAACCGTCTCGGCGGTATTGCTCACGGACTACTTGATCGTGTGAAAGTGAAAATTGAAATCGAAATCGTTCCTGTTCCTAAAGCTGAACCTGTTAATCCTGAGTCTTAGTTCCTGCACTACTTTTGTAATGCCTGAATTTAACAACGTCACCGCCGATGAAGAAGAAACCAAATCAAGAAACCACGAGTTGGCTGAACATCTCGAACAACTCGCCATTCCTAATGACGATCATTTTCATTTCGGTGGTAGCATTTCTCGCGAACATGACCGCACGACTGGCGATGCTATCGGCTGGACGGGATCATTTAGTGTCAAATTCGCATGGCCAAGAGTGTTGGAATCACCTTGTCCTAAATGTTGGACCGACGACAATGGAGTCCTCCACAGAAAATAACCTCCACGCAACCCCTACACCATGAACTTATTTGGACTTTCCTTAGTGGAAACGGAACAACTCGACCGAATCGAGTTAACATTAGTAACAATACAAAAGAAACTAAAACATATGGCCGAAACACAAGACCAAGAAGCAGCAGACTTGAACGCACTTGCAGTAACGGTTGGCAATATCAAGCAAGGTATCCTTGACTTGGAAGCCAAACTCGCAGAAGCAGGCGGCGTCAGTCCAGCAGTTCAAACTGCACTCGACAACCTCAAAGCAGCCGTGGGTGATGCGTCAAGCGCGTTGCCAGCAGCACCGGCGCCAGCACCAGAGGGCGGCGAAACTTCACCGGCGTAAAGGTATGGACGCACGTCTAATCAAAGTTATTGCGGGTGTCTCAATCAACGAAATGCCCGACGGTTCGGTGAAATACCGTGCCGGAGCTATGATTGACGTCGATGGTATTGGTCCAAAATATCATGACCCGTATGCGCAGAATGACACTAGCTTACATCACGAAGGGAAACCTCTCAATGCGGACGTCGATCGGTATATCGTTGTTCCTCCGGCGATCATACATGGCGTGAAAGGAATTGTTTTGGGATGTCAGGCTTATGTCGTGAACTCGCGTACGGGTCTTCATACGGCTGCGGTCGTTGGAGATATTGGGCCACACGCAAAGATTGGTGAAATGGCACGATCAACAGCGATTGCTATTGGTATTAAAAACCCAAGTCCAGTCTCTGGCGGCGAAGAAGATCACGTTATCGATTACACCATTATGCCTGGTGTTGCAGCTCTCGTTGAAGGTAAACAATACGTTCTCAAATCACTCCCCAATGTAGTATGACCGAAATCGCTCCATCACCAGCTGACGTTCTCTTGCTCCGTCGCGAGCTTTCTCTTGCGAAACGGGCGAAAGAACTGCGTCGTGATAACGAAATCTTCTTCTACTCTCCCCATGAAAAACAAACCCTTTTTCACGCTGCTGCTGGTTTTCATTATCGTTATGCCCGTACTGGAAACCGTTTCGGTAAGTCAGAGATGGGCGCGGTTGAAGACGTTGCATCTGCTCTAGGCTATCGTCCGTGGATTCCGAAAGGTGACCCTCTGCGAACCCTTGGTCTACCTCCTTTCGCCAACAAAGGTCTCATTATCACCACTGACTGGGACAAAAGCAAAGAAGTCTTCACCGAACAAGAAGGCGAGAACAAAGGGAAACTATTCAAGTATATCCCCAAATCCTGCCTTGGCGTTCCAACTAAAAACCATTCTGGTAAAATCGACCGTATTCCAGTGAAACACATCTCTGGCAACTGGAGCGTGATCCGTTTGGATACCGTCGTTTCCTACAAACAAAACCCTCTCGGCCAAGAGTCCGGCGACAACGATTGGATACACATTGACGAGCCCATCCCTGAGGGGATGTGGAAGGCCGTTGCACGTGGACTCGTCGACCGTGGGGGACGTGCTTGGTTTACTTGCACGCCCCTCACGGAACCATGGATTGATGAAGAATTCGTTCCAGACATTCAAAGCCAGTCCAGAGACGTCGGCGTCATCGCTAACGCTACCCAGTCCCGTTGGATGATGACAGGGTCAATGGACGATAATCCTTACAACACCTCCGAAGACATTGAACGTTACATGTCATGGCTCACCGAAGACGAAAAAGAATGTCGTCGCACTGGTATCCCCACAGCCTACTCCGGCATCGTCTACAAAGAGTTCGTCTGGGAAATCCACTCTCGTATCGAACCGCCCAACGGCTGGAAAGACTGGGAACACCCACCAGAAAATTACACTCTCCGTTTCGCGATCGACTACCATCCACGCAAACCTCATCACGTAATGTTCATTGCAACATCACCGCTCGATTATAACTATGTCTATGCTGAAATTTTCCAATCGTGTATCATGTCACAGTTGGTCACTGAAATCCGATCTGTCCTCAATGGTAAAGAACCCACAGTTGCCGGTCTCATCGACCCTCTTGCTGACACTCCAAATAGAGTCACGGACATCACTCCTTTGGAGGAAGTTCTGCGGTTGGGTTTGGCCGTTATGCCGGCCACGAAAGACCCTCACAATGGTATCCTTAGAGTTAAAGAGTTTCTCAGTCAACGTGACCGAACTGGCAGGCCAATGCTCGTCTTCAACCCTGCTCTCCGTCGTACGATGATGGAGATTTCACGTGGTTACATTTGGGACAAAGAAACCAACAAACCCGTGAAGGACAAAGACGACGCAATGGAAAATCTTTACCGTCTTTGCCTCCAAGGTTTGGACTACATCGAGCCTTCCAATCTGTCCGACTACACTCCCATCCCACCACGTGAGATTCTACCCAACGTAATCGAGCCATTTGAGTTCTCCTCTGATGGTCGACAAAAGAAACAAGAAGAAAGACGAAAGAAATTCCGTCAACGTTACGCTATATGAAACAAGGAACAGTTCCAAACGATGCCGCCGTAAGAAAAGGCGTCAAACCAACACCACAACCTTCCGTCAAAAACAGCCCGTTGTTACAACAACTCAAAGCTGTAATGACTAAGGTGCCTCGTCCTATGGATGGTGCACCGCCGCAGGTAACCAAACGATCACCCTCAACCCCGCCACCGTCATACAAACCACAGTGGCCACAATAATGGACGCACCAAAACAAAACGCAAACGACTCAGATATCAACGCACCAGGCGACGACGATAATCCACCAGATCAGAGTCCAGCAGAAGGATGGGAACTACCCATGCCAGTTGCTCCTGATCCAACGGATAGCCCGACGTCGTAATGTTCGCAAACGAGAACAAAACATGCCAGCAGCCGCTCCTAGACGAAAAAAGCCGCCTGTCAATGCAGGCTCGGTTCGTGGTAATCGACATCCCATACAGATCAGCTGTATTCGCTGTGGATCGCCAAAGTCTAGGAACGGCGACTGTCCTCATTGTCAACCCATAAAGGAATCCCATGCCGTCGCTCGATAAATTCAAGAATAAACTCACGATCGAGAAGGATAAACCGCCTTCTGCTGAACACTCGGCGTTGTTGAGTCATGTCAAAAAATTGATTTCCAAGTCCCGTACGGATATGGCTAAGAACTTTAGCAAATGGGACGCGAACGATGAGGTTTTTCGTTCGGAACGAATGATTGATAAGGCCGATCGTGCAGCAGCGGCAAAGGGACAACCAAAGAAATTGATCGTTCCGTTAACCTTTGCTCAGATCATGACGTTCGTCTCATTCTGCGTGATGTCTGTGATGCAGAATCGCAGGTTCTTCGAGCTTGAACCCACAGGAACCGAGGACAATCCTCTCGATGAACCAATGGAACTCATTCTCGAACGTGATGTTCGTCGGAATCAGTGGACAAGTTTTCTCGTCCAGTTCTTCTT